CTCATACGACATCCCGCTGAGAAGCTGCGCGAGGGTCTCCAGGCAGATCGCTTCTTTGAGGGCCGCGTGGGAGATCAGAAGCTCGTGCTTCTCGCACTCGCGCCGGATCGTCACAAAAGCGTGCCCCAAGGCGGCGATGGCTCGACCGACGGAGATCTTCCCGTTCTTGATGGAGAACGGAAGGAGTTGCTCGCGAGTGAGCGTGATGTCGTTGCCGGACGTCCAGTGCTGTACAGAACGAGTTCGCGACACCTCCTCTGCTGTCGTTTGCAACCGAGGGTCGGTCTCTTTAGTGAGCCCTTTGCTCCAAGTCCTACGGCCTATCATGTTGGCGGCGGCTTGCGCCACCCGGGGGTCAGTGGCTTTTGTCAAGCCTACATTCCATCGACCAGCGTTTGCCGCCATGAGCGCACGGGTATCAGTCGAGAGGGACTTACCCTTGAGGTGGGATCGATCTCGAAGCGCAGACCCTGACGAAATCACCTCGAATCCGGGGAAGGCCCTCTTGTAGTGCCCCTCCAACTCAGGGTGGGTGTTTCGGATGTGGCTGACGAGGCTCTCCGCTCGATGCCCACAGACCGCGCACGTCACGTAGTCCTGGGGTTCGGTCTTGCCCGCCCACTGCGCTTCGTCCCGACACTCTGGGCAGAGCCGGTTGGTGGACGCAAACGTCAACCCCACGTCATGCGTTTGCCCGCACGATGGACAGTCGATCGTTTTCTTGAGTCCCTTGCGGGGACTCGCAGCATGGGCTCGTGAAGACGCCGCCTGACGCTTCTCAATCAGCACTTCGCAACGAAGGCGTCCGCCAGGGAACTGCTCTCGGTAGGCGTCCGCCAGGATCCCGTGCTTCCGGGGAAGATGCGTGGCGAGGGTGACGGCCCTGTGGCCACACACCAGGCACGTCACGAAGTCTCGTGGCTCGCTTTTCCCGGCCCAAATGTCTGACGGCATCGGAGGGAGCCTAAGCTCACCTACCGATGCCGTCAAGTCTACTAGCCGCTGACCCTGCTACTTCGGGCTAAGTGCCCGAAATAAGCGCCTACCTGAGACTTGCCCGGAGGTTAAAGGTCAAAACAATGTACAAGAGCGGGAAAATAGGCTGATAATAGGCGTTGAAGTTGAGGATCGTCGGGTCGTTCGGATCCACCGAGGCGACCACGCCCGTGAAGGCGCCGATGATCTCCGCCTGGATGAGCGACTTGAGGAGGCCGGTCATCGAGACCTCAACCTCGTTCGTGCGGCTCGCCAGGAACTTCGTACCCACGAACGAGTCGAGGGTTGCGCGCGACTGCTGCTGCACGAAGTCGCTGATCTGGGTCACGGTCGGCAGGCGCGTCAGGACGTTGTCCATCTGCGTCGTGAGGCCGTGACGGATGCGGATCGTGCCGCCGCCGAGGTCGTCGAGGATCGAGACGCCGGCCACCGCGGTCTGGTTCGACTCCACCGGATCGAGGACACGCGGGATGCGCGTGAACCCGACGAGGCGGCGTCGCGTGTAGGGGGTCGCGACGTCCACCGCAGGCGAGACCACCGCACCGGCTGCCGCCGCTGCGAAGAAGGTCCCGTCGACGGCCTGCTCGAAGGACTGGCCCAGCTCGTCCGTCAGGGTGATGACGGCCGTGTCCGGGTAGAAGGCCACGATGCGGTTCGAGCCGAGCGACTTGGCGATGGACTGCGCCGACGTCGGCGTCGTGCCGCTCGCGAAGCCGATGAAGCCCATGCGCTCCGCCTGGTTGCGGATGCTCGACTGGATTTCACAGTGGTTCGTCAGGAACGCGTAGACCGACGTGTCGGTCGAGAGCGGGACGACGATGTCCGGCAGGACGTTGCCGGGCAGGGGCTTCGTGAGGTCCGCGATCGCCTGGTTGAAGACCTGGGCGGTCGCCTGGTTCGTGTTCGCAGCCTTCTTGACCTGCGAGATGCCGACCAGGATCGACCCGTTGAGGATTGAGAGGTAGGCACCCAGGGTCGCCCGGTTCTCGGCGCTCGTCGGACCGAAGTTCGCTTCGATCGTCTTGAGCTGCTGGAAGATCCGGGTCGAGAAGTCCTGCTTCATGTAGCGGTAGGAGACGTAGTAGAAGTCGCCCACCTTCGGTTCGAGGCCGCCCGGGTTGAACGTCTGGACTGCCGCGACGTCGTTGACCCCCACGCCCACGGTGTTGGAGACGGTCATCTCCAGGCCGGGGACCGAGTAGGTCGGGATCGACGGGGAGACATCGAACGTCTGCGACACCACAAGGGTGAAGTAGCCGCTCGCCGTGTAGCTTCCGGTGGCCGAGGGGAGCACCGTGAAGCGCAGCCCGGTGACCGCGTCCGTGTAGGTCTGGCCCGGGAAGCCCGTGCCAGCCGACCCGCTCGCGTTGCTCGACGTGACCGTGAAGTTGTCACGTGCGTCTTCGCCGTTGTCACCATCGGTGCCCGGGACGATCTTCGTACCCGAGAGCTGGTTGAACGCCGAGTTCGTCGAGGAGACGAAGCCGATGCTCGATGTCGCGGCACCCGTCGTGAGCGACTCGATCGTCAGGAAGGTGTTCCCGCTGATCGTGTCCGCGTACGCCACGGCACCCGAGGCGAAGCTGCCCGTTGCCATGAGGGCGTCGGCGACTTCCTGGACGCTGACGAGCGTCTGGCTCGCCTGATCGCCCTGGGTGAAGCCGAGGACCACGTTCGCGTTGCCGTCGAGGATGACGAGGCTGCTCTGGGGGTTGTTCGTCGAACTCGTCAGGCGGAGCTGATCGAGGTTCGCGAGCGTCCCTGCGTTGGCGAGCGACGTGAGGCCCGGCACCGCGTTGATGGCGAGCACCACCGCCGACGTTGCGACCGCCGCGCCCGAGGGCAGGGTGATCGCGTAGTCGACGCCGTTCACCCGCACCTTGAGCGTGTCGTTCAGACCCGCGGTGATGTTGAACGGACCTGCGAGCGTCCCGAGGAGCGTCGCCGGCTTGTTGATGGCGCCCGAGGTGCCGTCTGCACGTGCGTAGGTGGCGAAGCCGAGGGTGCCCTCGACCGTCCCCTGCATGATGCGGACGTAGCTCGCGGCGTCGAACCCGCCGGGCAGGGCGCCCGGGGTCGAGAAGCTCTTGATGACGAACATGACGTCGCCGGTCGGACCGCCGACCTGGACGAAGCTCGCCAGGTTGTTGGGGCCGGGGGCGAACGGCACCACGAGGTCGATCGCGGCGTTGAGGTCCGAGACGATCTGGGCCGGGGTACGTGCGCCTGCCGTGACGGCGACTGCGACGTTCGTACCGTCGATCGAGAGGTTCAGGACGTTGTTCGGCGAGGCGGGGATGGTGATCGTGCCACCACCGCTGACGGGAACGTGGCCGCTCACGAGGTAGCCGCGATGTGCGACGGCGAGGTTCGTCGTGACGTTCGACCCGTTGACCTTCGTGACCCACGTGGACGAGGTGCCCGCGTAGAACGACCAGGGGCTCGCGCCCTTCGTCGTGTAGACCGCGTTCTCTGCCGCCGCCGTGCCGAACGTGACCGTCACGGTCTCGCTGACGGGGGTACCGGCACCCGTGTGGAACGCGTCCGGGATCGTCTCGACCCCACGCGGCCACTGGATGGTCTGCGAGAAGCCCGACTTGGTGCCGAGGCGCACCTGGTTGAGGTTCTTGTTCCGCAGAGCCGAGAAGAGAGAAAACTGCCCCTGGCCGACGGGGCCGGGCGTGAGGCAGGTCAGGAGGAACGTGTCGTCGGAGACGTTGTTGTAGTAGAAGGTCGCGAAGACCGTCTCGTCCGGCGCGATCGCATCCTTGAGGGTGATCTTGCGGTTCGGGCCGTCGACGGCGGTGACCGTGAGCTGCCCACGGTTGAGGGCGTCACGGAGGTTGCGGCCAGCCCAGACCTTCACGAGGTCGGGACGGTTCGAGGGCAGGTCGATGCGCCCGTTCGTGACCGAGGCGAACGTCGATGCGCCGAGCGTCGTGTTGCGGCCGTTGCCGACCGTGGGGATCTCGGGGAGGAGGAAGTCCGTCGTCGAGACCACCGCCGGTACGACCGAGGTGTCGGTCACCGCGGTGCACTGGGCAAGGAACATCTGCTGATCGACCAGGGTGGGGACGACCTGCGTGGAGCCGAACGCGGTCGCACCCGGGGTGGCCTTGGTGTTCGACACCGTGTAGCTGGTGCCCCAGTTGATGATCGACGTGTCCAGGCTCGGGTTCGCGATGACGAAGTCCTGGCCCTGGATGTAGTCCGACCGGCCCGCCGCGATGCCGCAACGGATGACCGTCGTGACGAGCGTGTTCGGGAGCTGGTCGTAGGTGTCCTGCCACGTGTTCGCCGCGTACTGGATGGTCACGCTGCTGCCGGGAGCCGGAGGCGCGCCGAGCGTCACGAGACCGTTCGTGCCGTCGACCGCGGTGGCCAGCACCTGGATGCCGTTCACCTTGACGACGACCTTGCTCGGGTCGGTGGTCGTGATGCCGCCGCCGGTGCCGTCCACGATGGGGCGCTGGAAGACCTTGAAGGTCGCGTTGCGGGCCGTGCTCGTGTTCGACGTGAACCCAAAGGGTCCGTTCGCGTTGCCCGCACCCACGACGAGCGAGACGCTGGCCGTGAACTGAAGGTGGTTGAGCCCCTGGTTGTCGACGAAGATCGACGTCGACAACCCGGGAACACCCGCGGCATCGATCTGGGACTTGAGCGAGGCTGCCGTCGAGGCCGAGTTCGGGAGCAGGGCGAGGGTCGCCTGTGCGCCGTTGACGGTGAGGACGAAGGTGTCGCTCGTGCCGGCCGTGATGTTGTACGGCTCGAAGCCCGGCGTGATGAGCGCTGCGCTGGCCGTCGTCACCTGGTCCGACACGGTGTCGGTGAACGAGGTGTCACCACGGTGGAACTGGTAGCTGCACCGAACGATGTCATCCGGCTGGGTGGCGACCTGGAGGGTCACGAGGCCCTTGGAGCCCTGCACCGCGCCGATGGCGACCGAGGTGCCGTTGACCGTCACGATGACGTTGCGGACGTCGTTCGTGACCTGGCCAAGGCCGTCGCCCTTGACGATCGGGAAGTTACGTACTCGGAACTGCGTCCGGGTGCCGTCCTGTACCCCGAGGATCAGGTTCTGGGGGTTGGTCGCATCGACCACCCATTCCTCGCTGACGTCCTCGGCGGTGACCGCCGTGTCGACGTACGAGCTGGAGCCGCGAACGAGTTCGAGGTCCAGAGTCTCCAGCTCCTCCTGGCCGACTCCGATGATCACCGGGATACGCAGCCCGGGGACAACGTTCGAGGCGTTGTTCTCGGCGAGCGTGCGCGTGTAGGTGCCAGGCGGGGCGTAGCTGATGAACGGGCCGATAGCCATCCGAGTCTCCAGTGAGTGGGGGCCTATAGAGGGCGGTGAATCCGATTTGATCCCGATCCCTCAAGGACGGGTGTGCGGCTTCCCTCTGCATTCGATCCGGATGTGCATCTGATTATGAGGGTCGTGTGCTTTCGCCCGGCCCTGACACCGGCTCCGAAACTGCGGCGCTCTCTACGGGGGAACGCACACAAGAGAAAAAACTACGCCCCCCAAGTCAGGCGTTCTTTCTTGCCCGAGCTGCCTGAATCGCCTGATCTGCCAATTTCCGCCTGGCCTCGATCGTGG